TCTGCTACATTACCTGCGATAGTTGTCGTATCTACCGCTATGCTTGTTAATTGTGTTTCCAATTCTGCATGCGTTAATGTTCCCGTATTGGTTAAATTCAAATGAGACCTATTCGTTATTTGTGTAATATTTGTTAAAGTTATATTGTTTGCTACCGTTGCGTCTCCATGATTATGCGAATCATCGGCCACCACAATAGCGCCATAAGTCCCTGAAACATCACCGCCAAAAGTAGCGGATAACGGTATATAATCGCCAACAGATGATGGCAAGTTTCTAATCCTTTCAAGAATATACTCTAAGTTCGTTTTTATATTCTTATCATCAACTTTTTTAGGAAGCTCTTGCGAATAGCCTATATTAGTTAAAAATAAAAGTAAAATTAAAAATTTCATTTTAATCATAATTCTCTATTTTTTGTTTCTTCTCTCCCAATATTTCCTGCCACCTTTAGTAGACCATACTCCAAATATAGGGGCTTTTATTTGACTAACTGTGTCCTTTACGGTGAATAACTTTTTGCCTTTAGCATTTCTTACTGCTCCTTCAATATCTGCAATAATTCCGTCAACAAGATTGCTTATTTGACCACCACCACCAAATCCAAAAAAAGCAGGTCCAAAAGTAATTCCTATTTTTCTTAATCTTTTAGTGTCTCCATACTTAATAAAATCCTTAGACGCTTTAATAAGGTCGTCAGTTTGTTGTATTAAAGAAATAGGACTTCTTCCCGGAACATATTCCTCTTTTTCTCCTGTTTTGGATCTTATAAGATTTTGCGCTTTAATAATAGACATATCTACTACTCCACCAGCAAAAGGTATAAATGTGCCAACTTTTGTTTTTTTCCTTCCTGTAATAAATTGAGCATATTGATTGGCTAACCAAATCCCAACCAGCAACCTTATTAACTTACCTATTCTTTCAGGAACATCAAGTTGCATAGAACCTCGTGATTTTGTGAATATTTCTAGGGCATGATTCCACATTTCTACCGCAAAACTTTGGAAAGGGATTGCCGCGGTAGTTATATCGCTATTTAAAATTAAGGCTCTATTCTCTTTATTATACATTGACTGAGTTCTTTCAGCCACTAAATCAGCAAATAAATGAGCATCCTCACCTTTATAACCTAATTCTTTTGCTCTCTCAAATCCTGCAATATAAGAAACTTGGTGTAAAAGTTGCTCTTCAACAGAACTAACTATTGAAATAAAATCATTCCATTTATCCATTTTAGTACGATATATTCTACTGGCAAATCCTCTTCCTTCACCAACAGCATCACTCATAATATCACCGCTTTTTATTCTTAAAGAAATTGAATGTTCTCTAACTGATTTTCTGTTCCCTTTACTAAACATTTTAAATACAGCTTTTGCTGAATTTCTAAATCCTGCTTCCATAGGTGTCAATGCTATAAAGGATAATGGCTGAGTAGCCATATTCCAAGATACTCTACCTGTTAAAAAGGCTTTATTCATTATATCTTTCCACTTCTTAAACCCTTTTCTAACTTTAGGGCTTACACTCAAAGCGTTATCTATCTTATGTTGTTTTCCCAATAGTCCAGTTCTTATAAATTCATCCCAAAACTTAGCAGATTGAAACATCTCTCTGTCTTTTAATACGCTATTATAAGCCTTGATATTCTCTATCGCAGGAGTTATTGTCATATCTTTAGCCATAGCAGAATGGTATCTTTCAATTAAGATAAAATAGTTTCTTTCAGGGTTTTTCATTTCTTTTTTTAATCGCTTAAAAGCAAATGGGTTACGAGTTTGATTAGGGATTATAAAGTCAAAATTATCCGCTATAGTCATTAAATTATCAGTAAGCTGATTCCAAATAGATGTTTTTTGTATATGGGAAACATAGTTTTCTAAATAGCCTATGTTTGGTCTACCCATAGTATCTCTTACTATATTTACATCTTCTCTTGACTTATCGTAGTGGTTTCTGAGGTCTTTAACCAAATCCTTGTGTTTCTCAGGAACAGGAATCTTCTTTTCCAACATATCACTTATTAATATTCCGTTCTTCTCGGTAATAGCGAATTTATGCTTCTTAATAATAGCAACAACTTCATTATCCCACTTATTTTTATCTTCAATGCTCTTGGTAATAGCTTTCTTTGTTGGCATCCAAACTTCTTTATAAATAATTCCAAACTTTCCACCTTTCTGAAATCCGTCTTGCCTTAATGACATACCTGAAGGAGATTGAAATTGGGAATAGACATCTCTTAAATCGGCTGTTTCTATTCCTGCTTTTGCGTAGAATCCTGACCTTCTAATTGCTATCCGTTCCTTGCCCTTTGGGGTTGTGGAAATCGCAATACCTTGTTTCTTGGCTAATGCTAATTTTTGTTTCCTTAATTCTATTACTTGTTTATTAGCCTCTTCGGGTGTTATTTTACCCGATAATCTTTTACCATTTATTTGGCTTATTTTAGTATCTATGGATTTAATAGGTGATGTCTTAGAAGCGAAGTTATCAAATCCGTCTACTGTTTGTTTTACTGGCTTTTCTTTTACTATCGTAGGTTCAATAGGTTTAGCCTCAACCTCTTTAACCTGTGCCTTGGTAAAAAAGTCTTTTGCTGTTTCTTTTGGAGATAATCCTATTCCGGGTATTGGGATTGATGGGTTTTCTTTTAATGAAATACGATAAATGCCATCTTTACCTTTTCTTAGTTTCATTGAAGTAATTGAAGTTACTCCTTCTGTCCCTGCCATAGTTGAAGGTGAAACAAATCCTAAATCTTCAATAGGCACTTTTATTTCTATAACTTTTCCTCCACTTTCAGAAGCGAATAGATTGGCGGCTTTTTTATCACTAGCTAAATATGAATTTGAATTAAGTCCATCTTTTTCAATTCCTTTAACTCCTTTAGCTGATGTACCATGATAAAATGTAACAATATCAGAAGGACTCTTAACTTCTATGCCATTTGATTTTAATGTTTCTATATTTCTAGGAATTGCCTCTTTTAATTGTTCCTTTAAACTTGTAAGTTTTGAAGTTACAAACTCCTCAGCACTAGTAAACTTCCTAGCCTCTGCTATAAGAGGGTCTACTTTTAATTGGCTTGGTTTTTCGGTTATTGGTTTGTCCTTTTCAAAAGCATGAATTTCAGGCTCATCAAAACTTCCTTCTTCATATATAATACCATCATGTCCTTTTTCAACAGCATATTTCTTAGCCATAACATCAAATCTTTTTTCTTTAGGTAATTTTCCTTCTGCCCTTGGCTCACCCTTATATCCAATAATTTCAGCAAGTTCTTCTTTAGTTCCCATCAATAAAGGATTTGTAGGCATATCTTCTTTTGAAACAACTTGTGGCTTTCCTTCAATATCACCTTTTTTAATATCTGCGTAATCCCCTGCCACATCTTCACTCATTGAGAAGAATTTATCGCCTTTATCTATGTTTTCTTTTCTTATTCCATGATACCACTTATTAGAAATATACTCTTTTATATTAGTTTTAATTTGTTCAGGCTTAACTTCGCTTATCCCTGCCTCTTCTGACATCTGTCTTTTGATTGCCATTGCTTCACTTAGACTTATATCTAAACCTTTTTCCTGTTCTTCTTTAACCTTTTGAGCAAATTCAGTTTCATCCATTTCTAAAATCTTTCGGGTTTCTTTTTCAACTTCTTTCTGCTCTATCTCATCGGCCATGGCGCTTAATCTGTCAATTTCCTTTTCGTCTATCTCTGGTCCAGCTTCAGGTATAGTCTCTGCTTTAGGTTGTACTGCCTCAACCTCTGGCTGTATTCCAAGCATTGCGTTTAATTGCTCATTTAAGATACCTCTAACAACGGCTTGCTTGGCCTCTGGCGGCACATTATCGTCATTTTGTATCTGTATACCCACTTCTTCCGTAAAGTTCTTTATTTTAGGCCATTCAGACGGTTTAACAGCTAAGTTTAACGCTTGTACAGGGTCAACTTCCGATACTTTCATTATATTCTCAACACTTTTAGGAGTTAAATTGTCTTTTAGGTTAAAATCTGTTTCAAATGAAGGTAATTCTCCGCCTTGTGTTCCGCTTACTGAACCTTCTGTAACCTCTGGCAATGCCGCCATATCAGAACGAAGCTGTTTTGTCATACCTTTTGTTGCTGTCTCGGCTTGTTGTGTCTCAAATCTCTTTTTAGCTCCTGTTTCTGCTAAATTAGCTATTTGTTGCTGTACTGATACAGTTCCGCCACCTACAATACCACCAACAAGTATGCTATCCCACACTTCCGCTATTTTTGGTAATTCACCCTGTGCTAAATCTGATATTATTTGTTGCGGACCTTCTTGGTAGACACCTTCATGTAAAAATCCTTTCCCAAATTTCTTAAGTCCTTCTTTTAAGCCTTTCCCGGCCACTTTTTCATCATAAAGATAGGAATTTGTCGCGCCAATAAGCATTAAATTAGCCACAAAAGTTTTTAGTCCGGCTTTTATCGCATCACTCTCAGACATTCCTTTTGCTTTTTGCTCTTTAATAACTCCACCCATTTCCGCCATTGATTCAAGGACAACATGAACCCTATTACCTGAAATAGCCGCTATCTTAGGCGCAACTTTAAGCGCTTTCATAGTGAATTGTATGCCCTTGCCACTTGTTAAGAACCCTGCCATTGAACCTAATCCACCTGCGACTTTTTCTATAAATGTCCTATCTTCAACATTAAGATATTGTTTGTTAAAATTTGTTATTCCTTCTGATGTTTTAATCCCTACTTTTTTAATTACATCATCAACAGGGTCAAAAAATTCCGCAGTTGCCTTACCAAATGGCATTGGTTGGTATATTTTTTTTCTTATTTGCTTATCGGTTTCAGCGAAACCAGCGACACTCTCAGCCATTGAACCGAATTGCTCTATATAATCACCAGCAAAGGCTTTAGCGGCTCTTGTCGGGGTTGTTGTAAAGGATTGTTTAGCCTTATCTAAAAGACCTGTAGAAATACCCGGTGCCAAATCACCATAGGTTTCTTGAGATTGTTCAATTTCCGCCAAATACTTATCTGGGTTAAACTCTTCCTTTTTTTTCTTTTTTTCTAAATCATCAACAGGATTAAACTCTTCCGTTGTTCTTGATTTAAGCTCTTTTAAATATTGAGATGGGTTGAAATTCATTTAATATTCCAAAATGCTTTTATTTTTTTAGCTTTAGGATCGTTTGGATTTTGGTTAGCCCAATTTATAGCATCCAAATCCTTAGTATTTTTAGTTTTAGTTATTGCTTGTTGATTATTTGGCTGTCCCGTTTGTCCTGCATTAAAACTTGAAGCGGCTGCACCTTTAAAAAGAGGGTTAAAGTTAAATAAATTACCGAAAAAACCCTGACCTTTCTTTACCTTTTTCTCTGTAACAGCCTCTGGAAATTTACGCCCCATTAACTTTTGCCTTTCTTTTGATAGCCAATCATACTCTTTCTGTTGTGTTTCTGTAAGTGTATTTATTTCCATTACTTTATGGTAATCCTCTAATGCTTTATTGATGTCGGATACCCGATAATCCCGTCCTGCTTTTAGTTCTTTAGGCTTTGATGCGGCTACTTCTTTTCTAAAGACATCCATTTCTCTATAAGCTCCTATAGGATTTTCTGTCATTTTCTTTCGTGTAGTGCCATATTTAGCCCCATACTCTGCACCAGCCGCGTCTATGGCTTGTTGCCTTATTTTATCCTGATACCCCCCACGAAACGGAATACCGTAACCGTTCCCGGACCCGCCACCTCCTCCTCCACCGCCAACAGCAAATCCGGCTTGTTTTGTATCACCTGTCGCAACTCTTAGAGGATTTAACTCATAAAAAGCCGATTCACTACCCCAAGGACTTGTGCGTTGTCTTATTCTTCTGGTATTTTCTGCCGCTATATCTTGATGTTGCTGGTATCTAATATATTCCTGTTGTTTTTTCCATAATTCAAAAGCGTCATTAGTATTTGCCATATTACCTCTTAATAACCCGATAGACCATACATTGTCTTTTTAAGTTTCTTTTTAGTGGTTTGTAGATTTTTATTGAAAAATTGTTGGGGATTATAATTCGCTGCATTTGGGTTAACCATACCGCCAAAATTTCCGCTTATTTGTGGCTTTGACCCGCCACCCATAGGAGCGTTATAAGCATCGGGGGACTGTCCGGGACTTGTCAGCATATCGCTACTTAACCCCGCAAACTCACCCATTTGAGGCATCTGTGGAGTTCCAAAATTGCCGGTGAATTGAACATCTGGTTGCCACTGTTGTTTTAAGGCCGCTGAAATGGACTCTTGTCGCGCTTTTTCTTTAAGCCTTTGATTAAACATTGAGGATGCCATTCTATTCATATTCCATATATTGGCGTTTCTAAATGCGTCTTCTCTTGCGGATGACAAATCACCCAATTTTTCAGCCTCTACCGCTTTCCAATACGGATCATCGGGTTGTGAACCGGAACCCAATACATTCCGGGATGTTTCACCCCTTATATTTCGCTGTAATCTTTCAAACCAGTTTTGATTTCGTATATCATTATAATTGAACATACATTCACCTTTATTTGATTAACTCGTTTATCGTAAAATAAGTTGAAAATAATATAAGTCTAAATACACTACCCTTTTCATTATTCGTAAATCTAAATCTTGATGTTCTAACAGTTTTATAGCCGTCAAACAATCCCTCAACTTCCTTAATAGTTAAATTACCGGAAGATATTGAGGTTGATGTTGAGTTCCAAACTCCGTCCCTATCTGCTTGATATGCAACCTCGAAGTCGCTTGTCGTTGAGTCATCCGCTGTTATCCATAGACGGTTAAACACCTTATGTTTGTTTAAAGCAAATGTGAAATCTTTGGTTTCCCATGTTGAATTAATGGCAGTCCCGTCAAATGTATAGACGTCATCCTGCATTATTTTCCACATCTTACTGCCTGTTGTCGCATCCCCCGCTATAGGAATATCATTAAATAAAGTTAATGTGCCATAATTTACATCTTGATTAAATACCCACTTCTTGTTTCTTTGCCATATCAAATTAAGATGATTGGCCGTAGATGAATTAGTGGACACTGCTAATATATACCTGTTATCAGCAACTACCGAATCCACGCGCGGGGCAACAGAACCAACTATCCACGAAGCTACTGAAGAGTTTATTTTTACTGAACTCGTAGACACTACCGAATCATTCGGAGTTATTTTATATTGTAAATACACATTTGTAGACACTGCGATAGTGTCGTTATTCGTTTGGCTTGTCCAAGCGGGCGTTGCGGCATCAGAAGCAAATGCATAACTTGCCGACCTAATATGATAATTTATTAAGCCAGTATCGCTAAAATCCTCTGAGAATATAATTGAACCCCATGTTATATCATCATCTATGGATTTTACTTCTGAATAATATGGTTGTGTGCTTTTAATAACCAATGTCGCATAATTAAAAAGTGATTCTGGTGAACTACTGCTATACAATACATCATATTTCCAATATCTTAGTCTTTCTGAATCAGACAATGGGAAAGTAACTGAGCTAAAAGTTACATTATCGGATGAAGTGTAAAATCTAACTGTTATATCAGTTCCGCTTGTTGTAAATGACTCATAGTTTGGAGTTGTAAACCCAGAATCATAATTTTGTGATGTTAATGTTGAACCCGCAACAGCTTCAGGATGGTCAATGTAAATATCACTTCCTTTATCCCTTATTGCAAGATGACCACCTTTCAACCCACTATAAACAGTTGTTGATGATATTTTTGTGCCTGCATCCCATGTAAGTTTCATATATACAGAAACATTTGTTGATACATTCAAATCACACAATGTCCAAACCCCTCTACCATACGCATAACCGATAGTCATTGAAGAAATTAAAGTATTATCTGATGCTTTATATACGCCAAAATCCTCCAATGTGCTCATACCATAAAACCGAATTGATTTATCACCCCAATATTTATCCAATGTGCTTGGCGAGCCACGACTCCAACTCGTAGTAGCAGTTTCCCCGCCTTCACCTGCGAAATCCATAGTAGACAAATAAGTTTTAGTTACATTTGATAGCTCAAGTTTCAAAACATCTGCATCAATATCGGTTTCCCAAGATGCGCCGCTCCCCGTTTCCCATCCTGCTTGAGTATCCACTGTCCAGTTATATTCGCTTGAATTTGATACTCTGATGTCATCTGTAGTCTTTTTTATTTCTCTTGATATTAACCTAACACTTTGCCCATCATAGGCATAAACGCCGTCTTGCGATAACCAAACAAGGTCATCCCCTACCATTTGAATAGACCTGTCATCGGAACACCCTACAGTATCTGAAATAGAGGATTGATAAAATGTAGGATTATCATAGCCTGTCATTAAATATGTAGACCTATCCTTACCGATAAATAATCCGTAAGGCGTTTTGGCCAGACAAGTTATTTGCCAGCCGTCATTTTTATCAAAATATTTAATCGCCCCAGAGGTTGAATCTGCTGTTACTGTCCATGTTGACGGGGAGTCATACCATGAAAAATTAACTCTTGAAGTATCGCCTGCGATATTTGCGCATACCAGTCTATTTTTCCAAAATTCAACATAGTCACAGGCGGCCATATTAGAAGCGGCGGCGGTTGAAGCCCCGTCATAATAAAAAGATTCTATCCCGTCAGTAAAATAAATCCTATCAAATGCACTAACACTGTCAACTTCCCGCTCAGTATCAAATGTCTTAATTAAACTTGTAGACCCCGCGGCATCCGTTTCATAAAGCCCAAGTCCTGATTTACTTATTAACGAATGTCCACCAGAGGTGTCAATATATTCGGCTTGAAACGTTATACTTGAACTCGCTATTATAGCGGATAATTTATTACCATAAATACTGCGTAAATCACCTTCATCAGTCAATACATTGACTGCCTTAGTAGCATCATTGTCATCTATTTTAATCGGGTCATCAAATTCGTTAATACCGCCAAAATTAACACCATGATGACTTTGCTCTTGAGCTAAACATGGCAAGCAAAAAAATAAGATGATTAAAATATTATATAGTTTTGCCATTTCGCCGTCCTATTTTTTTATTTCTATAATAAGTTGGCAGTGGAGTAGTGACATCATCAGCCGGTTCACTTGATCCTTCGGCTCTCCACTTTTTTAATTTTTTACCAGCTATGCTTATTTGCGGTAAAATTAAAGCTTCCTTTCTTTGGATTCTATACACATCTACCAAAACAAATTCTTTTAAGACATCCAACCCTTCATCAGGGTAAGGCAAAAAAGATGTAGCCGCGCCTAAATCAGCATCAGTAAATAATGGTAATTTCTTTTTAGCGAATCCTGTTAAAGTGTTCGAACCTGACGGAATATCATCAATTCTTATCTTCCTCGCGCCCGTAGTGGCATCTCTTCCGATATATAGGTAAACACTGGCAGAGCCTATATCTGTTTCTGAGGCAGTATTGACGGATGCTTTATGCCACATCAAATATTCTTTTAATGTGATATGCCTTAAATAGTTATGATTCCCGCTGTCTATGGCTATTAGAGATGCTACATCTGTATCAAGATTATAGTCTGTAGTTCCGGATATTAAGGTGATAGTAATGGCTTTATATAACCAATCCCAAAGCCAATTACGCATTATTTCCCGCAAACTGTCATTTACAGACGCTTTTATTCTTTTAGCCGCGTCATCAGTTTTAGCGTTTGGATTACCATATTGCGTAAGTGTCTTTATATTGACAATAAATTCATCTAAATTCATTCTATCACCTTAATGGATTATTTATGAGTCTTTGCCGGTTGTCCTCTATGTTTTTGCACAATCGGTTTAATAGGTTCTGGCACTATAGTCGTTACAACACCAACTTTCGGTGATGGTATAGCTACTCCCGGTTTAATAGCATTCTGAGAACCAATTAATAAAACCCTTCCTGTTCTAAACCATTCGTGATTCTCAATGAATTTTATATGTTCTTTATTGCTTGTGGTAAATTCTCCAACGTTAACTGCATTCGGGGTAAAGATTATTGATTCTCTCTTTATCTTATTGCCTACTCCATCTTTTAATCCCATAGGGGTAATTACTAATTCAGGTGATACTCTTCCCGGTGTTACATAAGTATTTGTCATATACCGCTCCTCTATTCTTAATTTTTAGGAATGGGGAGAGTTCATAATTCTCCCCCCAAATTCCTATTTGTTATCTTTCTTCCCAGAAACACTCAATATATGAGGTTGCTGTTTGCGGTTCCGTAGAATTGCCCGCGGAAATAACTACATGAGCATTCTTAGCGAACTCAAGCCATCCGTTTTCCATTGCTTCATCAGGAACATACTCAGTTACATCATTGGCTGTAATTTCAGTCCAAACCAATGTATTGTCATTACGAGTAACACCATCATTAGCGCCTTCAAACTTAGCCAATTTCCCATACACTGTAAGCGTGCCTACTCCGTCATTCTGAACACGGCATAGTTTAAGTATTACTCTTTTGTCTACTTGCGGAGTAATGCCTAATCTCATGATGTAAGGGTCTGTTTCTGTTATACCAGCCGTGTCTATAGTTACTGCATAACCTGCTTTAGGTTTACAGTCAGTCCCAGATGCGGCAGTGACAAAGTCAAGTAGTGAAGAGTCGTCATCCCGCTTTCCACCTGTCAAGTCACAATTATAATCATCTTGCTTTTCTATGTAATCACATAGTTCACCAAGAGTATCATAAGCAGCCAAGTTAGTAACAAGAGCAAGGTCAGCAGTACCTATAGGTGCATAGGTATTAAAAGCCTCCGAAGATACTTCAACCACCGACTGAGTTGCAGCTCCAACATACCACACCTTCAATAACGTGCCATCGTTATAGTCATTATGTTCACCTACTTGAATGGCTGCAAGTTTTGCAGTCTGTAACTCATTGAGGTTTGCGGCGTATAAGTTCCCAAAAAAGAAACTTATAAGTAAAAAACTACCAAACAATTTATTTATTCTTTTCATCTATAAGCCTCCTTATGATTCAACACCAGTTAATTCTGCGTGTTTGCTTTCCTGTTGGAGTTCAAGTCCACACTCGGAAAGGATTTGTTCTTGCTCGGCATCTGTGCCAGCTTTTACAATATCCATATCATGCCTCATGTATCTGCCTTCCATATATCTTAACGCCATATCGGAAACATCTAATATAAGCCCTGTCCCCGCTAAGCCTGAGAAGTCAGTATTTACGGCATTTTCAAACAAAGGATGAGATATGAAATCAACTTTTTTCCCACCACTAAATATATAAGTGGTAAGATCCATTCCATATTTCTTCCCTGTCACAGATACTTGTAATTTCTGTTTGGCAAAACCATTGACAACAGCACACATTTTGCTTGAGAAAATACCGAGTTTACTTGCTGAACCATATCTAAATGACTTTCTAAGCCATTCATCAAATTCCGGTTCAGTAAGCGTTCCGCCAGCGTCTTGGGCATTTGTGCTTATCCATGCCAACGCGCCTCTGGTCAATCTCAATGCCTTACTATCAACACCACCTGATGTTGAGCTTGCCCTTTCACCCATAATAAAAGAGTTCTCAATATCTTTAGCGTGTTCAACTATTGCTTTTGCTCTGTCATATTTCTTATCTGTTTCGCCATACACCTTTGAAGCATCAGCCGTTCCAGTTCTTCCAAACAAAGTTCTGAATATTTGTGTATAGTTATAAGGATTGGTTTTTATGGTGCTCAAAATATCACCTATTGAAGAACCTTCCTCAAATGCCATACCTAAGATATGCAGTTGTTCGCCTGAAGAAGCTGTAGTAGCCGATGTTTCACCCGCAGCCCTATCAATAGCTACTGACGTGGTTGAGGGCGTTGCAGTTACTCTGACTATCTCTGATTTATTGATTCTCACCAACATATTCTTAATGAAACGAGCATAATTGGTAACAGTCATTGTTGCCGCATCGGCAGTTAAAGCTCCACCGAGAACATCATATCGGGGCAACACTGTATCTTCCAACCACTCAAACTTAAAGTTCCCTGTAACTTTTTTTCTTCCCTCAATTTGATTGAGAAACACAATCAAAGGATACTTATTGGGTTCTAAGTTATTAACAATGGAACTAACATCACGGACTGCTCGTCCTTCCGTTGATTGGTTAGACGTTGTTATTACTCCAGTTCTTTGGGCCATAGTAAGCCACCTCTCTGATTAAATTAGAAACTTGATTGTCTTGTCTTGTAAACATCTACAATATCGCCAAGTTCCTTGTCTAAAGCGGTGGGTGCCTTGTTGTTATTTACACCTGTTCCGCTTTTTACTGCTGCTTGCATTGCTTCACCACCTGCCTTATTGGCCGCAGCTTGTCTTGAGTCATCAGAGGCTTTTGTCGCTAACTCTTTGGCTTTTATTTCCGCAAGAGCATAAGCGCACAAATAGGATATATACGGAGATTCAACGCGGTTATTAAGCCACGATGTTTCACCGAGTATTTTATCCCGTAACGGTTTCAGTTGAACAAAATCAGGAAATTGGTTCGTGTCTTTTGTCATCGTGGTTTCATTTTCTCTGATTGTTTCAGACAGTTGCTTATTGTATGCCTCTGTTTCTGTTTTGGCATTTTTCAGTTTAGTCTTAAATGTTTCAACTTTATCCGTCCATTTTTCCTTTCCCGTAAAATACCGATGTTTATCCTCTTCTGTCATTTCAGATATTTCTTCAGCACTTTTTGTGTCAGGATATCCGCCTTCTCCAACAAACTCTTGGAGTGATAGGATTGTTTTTTGCGCCTCTGTCAGTTGGTCATTTGAAGAAGTATAATTACGTTTGAGTTCATTGTATTGCGTGCTTAATCTAATCCCCTCTTTTGAGGATTCATTAAACGCATTACCCAATTCATCAACATTCTTATATTTCCGACCATTTGTCGCTGTAAAAACACTGCTGTCCCCTTCTCCCTCTTTGGTTTGGGGTTGCCCCTTGCCGTTTTCGGGTTTAGGTTCCTTCACCTGTTCACCGGTGTTGCTGGTATCTTCAGGCTTTACTTCAGGTTTTGTTTCAGATGTTATGGGGTCAATTACTCCGCCCGGAACTTTAGAAGTGCCGATAATAGGCATATCATCAAGCCCTACGCTTTTATCCGCCCACGCATCTTGGACTCCAGTATTTTCTTTTTGTGGTGTTTCCATATTACTATTCTCCTTTTGACGGGTTGTCCGTCTTGTTTTTAATCAGAGGTTGTTGCCTCTAAAATCGGACTGGTGTTTGCCAGTCAAAGCGGTAATATTTACCGCACATTTTAATCTTTTATATTAAATATAACTTTCAAATCCATACCACCAGTGGTTGGAGCAGTTACATCCAATCGCAAATACTTAAAATTAAACTCTCCAAAATCCCACGATATACTTTGATTAGGCGCAGTATAAGTCGCGGGAGTTGAGGACAAATCAGTTGCAAATTTTGCATAATCAACATCATCATTTGATACGAGCCATTGAAATACAGGTGCTAAAGCAGTATTTAAAGGGGTCAGCGTATATATCGAGTTATCACTTGGTGTTGAAGACACAAGAATTATAGGGTCTGCGGCAAACGCTTGTGCGGATGTAGTGGCTAATTGAATTGTCAAATCATCCACATAAATAGTAAAGTAAGTCGTTTTGTCTACCAATGGACCCGGCACCGTTCCGGACGTTTCAGTCAATAGCAAATCAATCCCAGTGGCGTAAGTATGAGATGAGGCAAAAGTTATATCTCCCGAACCCATAGTTATGGTCAGGGTTGAAAATGTAACCTCGGAGTACGTATTTGAGCTATAGGTCAGAACAGCGGATAATTGACTCGCGTCAAATTCCGTCATATTAAAATCATATTCCGTGTCATTAGCAAAATTATTATTATCCACAAAATCACTAGTTTCCTGTTCTGTTATAGATATATTGTAGAATGGGTCGTCTGAACTTCCAAACCTTGCGCAATTACCTATAGCAACTGTTCCCAAAATCAATATAATTATCATTAAAATTTTATTCATTTTATCTACCCTCTTTTCTTAATCTTTCCCTTCTGTTTAATTCTTTCAACGCCTCTTCTTTATCATTTTTTAAATTGGCTAATATAATAGTGTTTAAATCAAGTCCTTCTTTTTTACCGGAATTATACGCATTAACAACAGCGATTTGAGCTATGTCACAGGTTTTCCCCGGCGTCCAATCACCATCATTTTTAGCTATTTCCAATTCGTATTTTAATTTATCCTTAAAAATCTTTATAAATTTTGAATTTTCAAATTCTACTGTTATGTTCCCATTATCAATTACAGTTTTTAATTGATCATCATTCATTTTCAAAAAAGACATTCCCATTAATTTATCTCCCCATTGCCACCTGTTTGGGCTGGTAAATTCTGGCCAAAATTAGGCGCAGTAACAGGTTGGTTATTCTCACTCCTTACATCATTCATTATGCCGTCATTTACTAATTCATCAGGATTCTGCAAAACAAAGGCCGCAACTTCTTGTGTTTCAACTAAATGCTGTTGAAGTGCCGCCACAACTTCAGGAGCATACTGTTCATTACCTGTGTCAATTCTCTTTAATTGTTTTGAATGGTCAATAAAATGCTTAGTTAAATTCTCTTTCGGATTAACTTGAACAGGGATTCCTTGAATCATAAACTTAAATTCCATGTCAGGACTTTCCGTTTCATCAGCGTTAATCATATACTCATCAACATCACCTTTTTTAAACGCGGCTGTCATGTCTTCCATTATCTTAGAGCAATTAGCTTCTTTCCAATGGGTTTTATTGGTGGACATTCTAAATTGCTCATAAGCCATGCTTTGTGATAAGTAAACCATGATTTGGTTTCTTTCAATCGTACTATCTCCAAATGACGGGTCTACGGATGCCGTGAATAGGAAGCCATGTCCGTCTGTATCAATATCCTCTCTGGAGTAATCTACCGCGCCTGAGGAGCCATCTATAGTAACAGGTTCAAACATAAACTGCTCATAAAACCAATACATTGAGTCTATTTGCTTTATTGTTTGCGCTTGATCTACCGATATAATGGATGCGAACCTCTGAGCATATGATTGCTGTAATTCCATTAACCCGCCATAGGTGCTATGATATGGTTTAGTTCCCATTGGTCCGGGCGAGAAATCAGAAACAGAGAGTATCGTTTCTATTAATCCTCTCAAATTAGCTTCGGTCGTTATCATTGTGCCCGTAACATCAGATTGGGCAACAGGCATAAATGCCCTACTTAAATCAGTTCCGCTTTTTACTCTTATCTTTCCACCTGCTCGTGGGTTGAAATCGTCAAGATACGGAACTACCGTTTCATCATATAGAATCGTATTATTGATACTGCGAAACCAATTCTGCATTGACATATTATGGACATCATCCAACTCTTCAACCATAGGTATGACCGGCTCTATTGAACCAATACCAAATAAAGATTGAGGATCGGGGGTATAAACTCTTAGCCGCATTTTAATACCGGGCCTATGAAATGGATGTTTAATATGTTGAATAATTTGACTATTGGCAGTAACCGCTATCTCTGTCGGTGTCCGCATTATCAATAAATGGACAGAGTCAACTCCGTTCTCTAAATAGTTCGGCGTTCCAGTTCCTGAATATTCTTCTTTGAAATCTGTCAGATTTCCCTTGCTATCCATTACTTGCGGAGTAATTACTCTTTTTTCATCATCTTTTTTTAAATTATCAAAATACGACAAATCGTAAACAGGTTGTAATTCTTTATTATCATCTAAATATTTCATTTCCCTTAAATCATCTAAAGAAACATATTGTTGCTCTTCAATTACCCACTTCATGTCTTCCATTTTCAAAATGCCCGGCTGAGGGAATACATTGAATATGGAAGGATACGATAAAGAATACCCCACTTTAACGGGAAATTTATGGCTTTCTGTGACCCATTCTGACACTGGAGAGTTCTTGACCACCTTTGACACCGCATTGACTATAGGTTTAATGACTGGCGCAAATGTAGGTAAATGAACATCAATGGCTTTATTAACGTTATTCTGCGCCCACTTGAACCCGTCCATATAGATATTATTCCACTCATCCGTTTCCCACGACGAACCTGTGATTACTCTTTCACGGGTTGAGTTTGTATATTCAATTATTCTCTGCGGGCTATTGTGAAAATCCTTAGCCATTGTATAGTAATTCTCGGCTTGCTTCTTCTGGTCTAATTTTTTTGGCTTGATATTAATCGGCAGTTTTCCTGAAAATGGCGAGGTTAGTTTGGACACTATTTTTTCAACGAGTCCAAACATGAATGCTAATTTAATATCAGGCTCAAGCGTTTGGTTCTCTTCATCATTTTTAGCCCGATAGAGTTTATAGCACTTCTCCCACATTGCCGTTTTTTCTTCCAAATAGCTCTGCGCTACGGAAAACCGCATAGATATTTTTTTCGCTAATTCCAATTTAGCGTTATCATCATATGTTTTTAATAAATCTTCCAATTAGCACCGTCCTACTGTTCTGGCTTTATCTGAATTTATTGAATCCATGCCTTGAAAAATATCGCCAAAGTATTTTTTAGGATTGTTTCCAACCATAGCTTTAATGGCCGGGCAATCATGTTTTTCTAAAATGACAGTCTTTACCCTACTCTCAATTTGTTCAGTAGTTAAAATATCAGTCCTACCATGGAGAACCAATGTAATTTTATTGCCGCAATTTTTACATGCGACGGCGATGACTATTTTTTCTTGGTATATTTTATATGAGCCATTGAGATTGGCTATTGGGGTGGGTGTGAAACCATGTATCTTTTTTACATGGTCATTATAATTTTCTTGGTCCATGTACAATACTATAACACACGGATACTGATTTTGTTTTACACATCTTTACACATCTTTACACATTCTGCTTACAACCATATAAATCGCTGATAATCCTATATTATATTTTATCGCTAATTCTTTAACCGTCGTGCCTTTTTTTAATTCCGCCAATATCTTTTTATTCCTGTTTAATGTAATTTTTTTTGAAATCTCTCTAATCATCTTTACACCTCACCTTAACTTTAATACGTTCATATAAATGGTCATCTTCAATCCACTCAAACTTTGCTTTTGGGAGAGTTTTCATCCATTTAATTAATTTAAGCATATGGTTTTTAAAATTCTTTTTTATTTGTCTTTTTTTCATTTACTCCTCCTCATTGATTTAGGTAGCCAGAAATCTGGCATTTTCCCGCGTTTAGTTCTCGGCATATAATACTTGAAACCTGATAATGAACCATAGCCAAACAGTGTAGCGAAATCGTCAAATTCTGTTTCGGGCTTTTCGTTGACATCTAGCCCTTTGCTTGGTTTCCACGCGTAGTTTTCCATACTAAAAATGTGATTCTTGCACCAGTCCATTATATATAATTGTGGCCTCTGGCCGGACGACTGCGGCTTGCTTAATAATGATTTTACGGCCATATGGCGATTGACAATGGAGTCGGACGGGTCGGTATAAACCAATCCGTGGTTTGCAAATACTTTTTGAATTGACTCACCGCCCATTTCACTCGGGGCATGACCCATATTCGGGTCCATGAGTCTGGTCTCAACATTTTGTTTAAATTCTGCTTCAGTTAGTTTTATGACCTCTGAATATTGCTCGATGGTTATGTCACCTGATTTAATTTTATGATATGGAGGAAATGAATCATCGGGATATTCGGCAAAACAAACCACATCCCCATTCGGGAATAAATAATACCAACCTATGGCAAACGCTTTCCGCGGATGAGGATCAACAATATTCACAATATTGTAGAATCCCGATTTAATACATTCATTCCAATATGGAATAAAATCCGATTTGACATGATGTTCCCTTGAGAAATTCTTATAAATCATCCCGGCAAGTTGAATATAACCGCCGGATAGCCGCGCCAATTGCTCGTCTTCATCATACGATTTAATTTTGCCCTGAATATACGCATGCGGGAGATGACCTCTAATCCCGTGCTCAATGCATGCGTCCTCTGCGCATACCACCTGTAAAAAA